ATAGACACACTTGTTCAGATTCGTATGCAAGAGTTAGCCCTAAAAGAACGAGACATGCAACGCAAAGAAGCGGAGTCTCAATCGCGGCTTGCCTTTGATATGCAAAAAGAACAAGTCAAAACAGCTTTAGAAGAAACTAAGATACAACAAGATGCTGCGCAAGCAGCTGAAAGGATTTCAGTTCAACGCGATAAAATGAGGGTGCAATGATGGTCACGGGTTTCAGTTTTACAACTGGTGAACTAATAGTTGCAAGCCTTATTGTGACTGTTATACTTGTACTGTGTCGTAAAAAATGAGCATAGATTACAGAGGCGAAACTTTCTCGGGTTACAATAAACCTAAAAGAACACCTAAAGGCAAAAAATCTCATGCAGTTCTTGCTAAAGTTGGAAAAAAAGTTAAATTGATTAGATTTGGCCAGCAAGGTGTGACTGGTGATAAAACGATGACACCAAGAGCAAAGTCTTTTAAAGCACGACACGCAAAGAATATTAAAAAAGGCCGAATGTCAGCAGCCTATTGGGCTAACAAGGTGAAATGGTGAAAAAACAATCAAAGAAACCAGGACTTTATGCTAATATCCGAGCTAAACAACTACGCATAAAAAAAGGATCCGGTGAAACAATGCGTAAACCTGGCTCAAAAGGAGCACCTACTGCTAAGAACTTTAAACAAGCAGCAAAAACAGCTAAACCCCCTAGAAAAAAGAAGATGTCATGATTGGTTTAATTAGTGCTATTCTCCCTAGTGTCATGGAAGTTGCAGGACGGTTTTTGCCTGAAGATAAAGAAGCACGAGCAAAAGCCGAGCGTGAACTTGAAGCGCAACTTACTGTGCACCTTGCTAAAATAGACTTAGCTCAGTTAGATATTAATAAAACTGAAGCAGCTCATAGAAGCACTTTTGTTGCGGGATGGCGTCCTTTCATAGGTTGGACTTGTGGGCTTGCTTTGTTCTACACTTATGTTTTACAGCCTATTCTTGTATTTATAATGGCGCATATGAACTATCTTGTACATCTCCCACAAATGGAGCTAGGAGAAATGATGCCAGTTCTTATGGGAATGCTAGGGCTTGGTGGACTAAGAACTTTCGAGAAATTTAAAGGAGTTTCAAAATGAAAACGGCGACTAGTAAAAACGGCATAACTGAAGTATTGTCTACTCCTATAGTTTACCAGACTAAACTATTTAGAGCAGAAGGCATGAATGTTTTGGCGCCAGAACCTATGGAAGTAGGCCCTGAAGTTAATTCAAAAACTTTTAATCCCCAGCCTAAAGGAGGGAATTCTAAGAAAGCCAGAGGAGGCGGGGCTGCTACTAAAGGGTTGGCTTTTCAAGGCGTTCGTTAATGGATGAGCTTTGGATTTGTGATCGAGTTTTGAAAACAATTCGTAGTCGTGAGCAAGAAATCTCACTTTTACTTATAAACAATGAGCTTGGAGACATGGCTCAGTACAGAAACTTAATGGGGGAAATAACAGCACTTGGACGAATAGCACAAGAAATTTCAGAAATTCTAGAGAAAGGAACATTACCAGATGACTACGGGACTCTTGTTACCGGAACGTTTGGCGAAACAGAAAACAGCTAAACCATTAAAAGAAGAGCATAGTAAACTTCCTAATCCTACAGGATGGCGAATTCTTATTATGCCCTATAATCCTCCTACTAAAACTAAAGGAGGAATTGAACTTCCTGATGCAGTACATGAAAGAGAACGAGTAGGAACTGTAGCGGGTCTTGTGTTGAAGGTAGGGCCTTTAGCGTATAAAGACGAAAGCAAGTTCGGTGATCCTAGTACTCCAAACGATAAACTGCTTCCTTGGTGCAAAGAAAAAGATTGGGTTTTATTTTCTAAATACGCAGGATCTCGTTTTAGGATAGAAGGTGGAGAATTACGAATCCTTAATGACGACGAAGTATTAGGGACTATTGAAGATCCTTCAGATTTAATACATACATAATCCTTTACTTCTTGTAAAAGAGGTTTTAGTGTAAGAACAATTCATGGAGAATACCATGCCAGAGGCAGATGAAAAGTTAGTAGAGTTGGAACAGGAAGACGCTGTAGAAGTTTCTCTTGATAAAGAAGCTCCTGCAGAAGAGTACGTTGACGAGTCAGAGTACCAAGATGTTGACGGAGAAATATCAGAAGAAGAACTTGCGTCTTACAGCACAGGTGTTCGAAAACGTATAGACAAGTTAACTGCTAAATACCGGGAGTCTGAGCGACGAGAGCAAGCAGCTTTGCAATATGCGAAGGGTGTGATTGCTGAAAAAGAAGAATTACAAAAAACTGCAAATGCTTGGTCGGATAACGCAAATCAACAATATGCAGGACGAATTGATGGAGATTTAGAAACTGCTAAAAAACGATACGTCCAGGCATATGAAAGTGGTGATCCAGAAGAACTTGTTGCGGCAACAACTGATCTTTCAAAGTTAACAGTTGAAAGTGCTGCTCTTAAAAATGAGATAACTGCTTTTCGGCCTCAGCAACAAGTTGCTCCACAACAAACTCAAGCTGCTCCTGCTCCTTCTCCTCCTGATCCGCAATCTCAAGCGTGGGCAAGCAAGAACGAATGGTTTGGTTCAGACGAGCCAATGACTTACACAGCTTTTTCCATACATAAAAATTTGTTAGAAGAAGGATATGATCCTACTTCGCAAGTATACTACGACACGATTGATCGTAGGATTAGAGAAGAGTTTCCTCATAAGTTTGGAGAAACTCAACCAGCTACCAACGGACGTAACGCTCCAGTCCAGAGAGTTGCTTCTGCCAATAGAGCTGCAAAGACTAATGGACGCGGAACTGTTAAACTCACTCCTAGCCAAGTTGCAATTGCAAAAAAGTTAGGTGTGCCTCTTGAAGATTACGCGAGACAAGTAAAGGAGATCAATGCAAATGCCTGATTCTATTGACAAGACACCTCGCGCTGCCACAACTCGGCAAAAATCTGAACGTCCTACAAGTTGGCGACCGCCATCTTTATTGGATGCTCCTCCGGCACCAGCTGGTTTTGTGCATCGTTGGATTCGTTCTGAAATGTTAGGGCAAGACGACAAACCTAACTTTACAAAACGTCTTCGCGAAGGATACGAGCCAGTTCGAGCGGATGAGTACCCCCATTTTGAATGTGCAGTTATCGACGAAGGTAGGTACAAAGGGGTGATTGGAGTTGGTGGGTTAATTCTAGCTCGACTTCCAGAAGAAGTCGCTGAGTCCCGCAAAGATTACTTTGCGCAAAAAACGTCACAGCAAATGACTGCTGTTGACAATGATCTTATGCGAGAGCAGCACCCGTCTATGCCAATTTCAAGAGAAAGAAGCAGTAGGGTGTCTTTTGGTGGAACCTCTAACGAGTAGATAGTCTACTCAGGAGAAACTTATGGCGAACATTAATGGAAGTTTTGGACTTCGCCCAATTAGTAAATTGGGTGGCGGTTCAAACTCCACGGGTCTCACGGGGTATACTCCCTATGAAATCGCTTCAGATAATTCTGGCAAACTCTACACCGGACAGATTGTAGTACCCCTTGCTTCTGGGTACATTGATCACACATCTAATGCCGCTGGTGGAACTGTTAGTGCTCTGGGCGTATTTCAAGGGTGCAAGTATGTTTCGAGTACCACGGGGAAACCCACTTGGAGTAATTACTGGCCTGGATCTGGAGCGGATAGTAACCATCCAGTCGAAGCCTTTGTCAATGACGACCCTAGTCAGTTGTATGTAGTCGCAACTGATGCTTCGTGGACGAGCAAAGCAAATGCACGTGCAAGCGTGTTTTTGAATGCGAGTACTTCTACGGGGATTACTGGTTCAGATACAACTGGTATGTCTTATGGTCGGTTGGCTGTTAGCACTCTAGCAACAACTAATAGCTTGACGTTACGAGTTATGGGTTGGGTTGAGGATGCCTCGAATGAGGATTTCGCAGCCGCTGGAATTGGCGCAATTGTTAGGTTGAACAACAGTTTCAATGCACCTACGGGTTCCATTGCTGCTGGCACTGTTTCAACTACTGGCGTATAGGAGGGTTTGAGAAATGGCTATTTCACGAGCACAACTCGTAAAAGAACTAGAGCCTGGACTCAATGCCCTTTTTGGTCTTGAGTATGCTAGGTATGAAAACGAACACGCGGAAATCTTTATAACTGAATCTTCAGATCGTGCTTTTGAAGAAGAAGTTATGCTTGCCGGATTTGGCTCGGCTCCTACTAAAAGTGAGGGCTCTGCCGTTCAATTCGATAATGCAGCAGAAGTGTATACGGCTCGTTACACCAATGAGACAATTGCTTTGGCATTTGCTCTTACAGAAGAAGCTATCGAAGATAATCTTTACGATCGGCTTTCTTCGCGGTATACGCGAGCACTTGCGCGTTCGATGGCTCATACGAAGCAAGTCAAAGCGGCTTCTGTGTTGAACAATGCGTTTGACAGCACATTTACAGGCGGTGATGGTTTAGAATTGTGTTCTGCAGTGCACACTTTGCAGAATGGCAATACTTTCCGGAACGAACCGTCTACTGCCGCCGATCTAAACGAAACGTCTCTTGAAAACGCCCTCATCGATATTTCTGATTTTGTTGATGAGCGTGGTCTTAATGTGGCACTTCGTGGCATGAAGTTGGTAGTCCCAGCAAACCTTCAGTTTGTTGCGGATAGGCTTCTTGAGTCAGATCTGCGTCCAGGGACAGCAGATAATGACACAAATGCTATCCGTAATATGGGTATGATTCCGCAGGGTTATACGGTAAATCATTTCCTTACGGATACTGATGCTTGGTTCGTCTTAACAGACGCGCCGAATGGTCTAAAGCACTTCCAACGAGTTGCCATTCGTACGGCGATGGAAGGCGATTTCGATACGGGTAACGTGCGCTACAAAGCTCGCGAGCGTTACAGTTTCGGGTGGTCCGACCCTCGTGGTATTTACGGCTCTCCTGGAGCGTAAGAAAAAGGGG